TCACTTTAGCCGTTCACGGGCCGTCTTCGTCTTATGGCACGGCCAGCACAGGCTCTGCAGATTACTGTCTGCATCGGTGCCGCCATGCGCTTTAGGGATGATGTGGTCAACGGTTTTAGCTTCACGCACCACACCGGCACGCAGACATAACTGACATAAACCTTTGTCACGCTTCAGGACGCGCGCGCGGATACTGTCCCACTTCGAACCGTAGCCGCGCTGATGACGGGACTGGCCTGGCTTGTATTGCTTCCAGCCTTCGCTTTTATGGCTTTCACAATAGCCTGACGGGTCAGTAGTGGTATGGTGGCAGCCGCGAACACGGCAGGCTCTAGGTATCAGTGCTGGCATAAAATACTCTCTTTAATCTGATAGACATATTTGACAAAAGAGATTCATTTTTCTCTTTCACTCTTTCCTTTATGAGAAAAATCTGATAACAAGGTTCTAATAAAAGTAACTAAACACAGGTTATAACATGAGTGAAAAGAAAACCGTTGCTTATCGCATTGAGGGATGCGAAAACATCAAAATAATTGGAAACAAATCATTTGGTGCTGATGTTGGTTATGAAATTATTGATTCAGCTAATACTTTTCTTTCCAACAATATTCATTACTCAGCAGAAACAGTTCGGCTTATAAAAGAAGCAGAAATCGCCATACAAAATAACTTAAGTGAAATTAACGATAAACTTGGTGCAGAGAAGCTACAAGAAATATACGACATTTTAAATGATATCAAGTTTAATCAGTCATCAACACCTCTACAACTGATGGAGCGATTTTACTCAGCTGGTGCAAACACATTAACTTTATGGCCTATTATTCAGAGCCTCCTAAATAGTCTTTAATATTACAAATCCACTTTGGTTTGAGCATAAATTATAAAGATGTCTAGTAATAGGCATCTTCAATTTAAATTAAAATCTTCATCTAGCATTGTTTATACTGCGGATAGCCTTTTTATCTCTATTGCACTGCCCTAATGCAGATAACAAACTTGCATTCAGGTCTAGGCTAGCACCATATGTCAGTGGACTAGGTATAATTGGAATCGGTGTTTCAGAAGTTAGGGTGGTTGACAGTGGTGCTACTGGGGTGCTCACGTAAACTGTCCGCGTACTTCCGCAACCGGTCAGTAGCGGCAGCAGGCACAGGACGTGAAGCGCAATCATCATTCGCAACAGCCACTTTGATATCTTCCTGGGTTCTCTGTGACTCCAGTGCGATTTGTTGTTTTGCATGCTGGCTAGCCTCCAGTGCTGTATTTACGATTTGTATTGATTGCAGGACGTTATTGGTAATGGCAGTTGCCGATTCAGCATTTCGTACAGCCTCATCAGCACGCTCCTTTTCGTGCTGATATTTGCTGTAGTAATGCCCGACAGACCAGATGAAGGAACCAATGACGGTAACAAAGAAGGCAACAATAACCAGCTTATATCTCAGCTTCATTTACTACCCCACCAGCCTCTTTAAATCGGGCAATCAGGTCGCCGATTATATGTTCATACTGACCGTAACCTGCACCTGGTAACGACGCCCAGATATTGCTGCAACGGTCGATTGCCTGACGAATATTGCCGCGGTCAATCATCGGTAAAGCGCCACGCTCTTTAATCTGCTGCAGAGCTACAGCGTCCTGGCTTTCTGGAGAAAAATCTTTCAGGCCAAGCTGTTTACGGTAAGCATCCCACCAGCGTGAAAGAAGCTGGTAACGTCCGGCGGCTGTTGACTTGAGTTTCGGGTTTAGCGTGACAAGTTTGCGAGGGTGATCGGAGTAATCAGTGAAGAGTTCACCACCGACAATAACGTCATAACCGTGGTTACGTGTCGGTTGTCGTCCGTTATCCGTTCCTTCTGACCAAGCCACCATATCAAGGAAAGCTTTACGCTGGGAATTTAGTACCTGCATAAATTACTCCTTAGAGCCACCAAACTTATTACCGATTACACTCATTGCAGCCCCACGAATAGCATCGACACCGATCAACCCAACGCCACCACCAATGGCAACAGAAAGAGATTTAGGCCATCCGACATACTCAAGAGCGGATGCAAAAGTCAGCGTCAGAGCACCACAGAGCAAAATCTCGAGCGTTTTTCGTTTCCAGCCCCCACCACCGCCAAAATATGCAATGCGCAAGCCAGCCATAACAATCGACATAATTACTGCGCCCAGCGGTGTGTCTCCACGCCACCAGCTCTGGACCAAGTCCAGCCAGGTATTTGGGTTATGAGGCATTTCGTCATCTCTCACCTCGCGATATTTGCGGGTACTGTGAAATAAAAAAGCCGCCAATTATTTGGCGGCTTTCAATAAAAAAGAAAATGTTATCGGGGAAGGTGTTGCTTTGGTCCTTCCCAACTGAAGGAATTAAAAACTTTTTGGATTAAATTTTGCAACTTTGCCAAAGACTCTGTCGAAATATCTACTTCACCATAATAGCCATCAGCCATAGTGCACCCAAATTTAGTTCCGAATAAGTTATTCAACATCAATGCCCCCTGAGGTGCAACAACATGAATATTATTTACAGGTTTGAGTTTTATTGGCTTTGGTTCTTTCTCTGCACCAAGCCCACGAACTCTGTCTTCCATGTGTTGAGCTGAATTCCTTACCTTTCTTAAATCCGGAAAGTCTTTAGAAAGCTGTTCATGCAATTTTTTAATGTTCTCTGGCGCGCCATTTTCTTTTGAAATTACCTTTAAAAATTTATCAATAGCATCCAAAGCGTAGAGAAATGATTTTGCATGTAAGAAGATCAATCTGTGTTGATGAGACAACGGATATTCACCGTTATTCCATTTTTCTCTTTTTAGACGTAGCTCGACCTCTGAAAAAACCTGTTCTGAATATTCATAAGGTTGATAACCAAACTCTTTACGAACCAGCATTTCCAGTGCTTGTCGTTTCTGTACATCAGCTTGCCATGTCTGAGAAATATTATCGAATTTACTGTTATTCTTAGTTCTTTCCTGTTCGAATAAATTTAATGCTACATTAGCATCATAAAATGCAGTTTCTAAATGGGATAATAAGTTATTAAACGTCCATTCTAACTCTCTGTTTTCAAACTTAAGATTACTGCCTGGCTTGATTAACTCAAAAACATACATTTTTTCGACCCCTAGTTGTATGGTCGAATAATTATATTACTAATTAATACCGTCATTCTGTTTTTACACAATAAAAAACCCGCTCAATGGCGAGTTCTTGAAGGTTATCAACAGCAGATACATAAAGCCCATCGTTGAGAAAATCTTATCCATGTTTTTTTGAAAATTGCAAGCATGATGTCACCATTTTCGGCGAAGATCACTTATCTTGTCACCTTTCTCAATTGTGCTTCAGCGTAAGATTCCTCCTGCCAGCACTTTGTAACCAGTTTATCAATGACATCTGCATATCCTTTGTACCACTGATAATCCGTCAGGTCTGGTACCAGTTTCTGGACATGATGCCGCGCCAGTGTGGTTGGTAAACGACTAAACCGTTTTCCATTGCAACGCCCACAAATCTTATAAACAGGCGTACCATGAAGCCGGGTTCTTTTTTCATCCAGGACAATACCTTTACCCTTACACCCTCTGCACGCTGTGCTGACTTCTCCCTTACCATGACAATGCTGACATAGTTCCTTCACCCACTCTTCCTTGATAACAGACTCCCCGCTTCTGGAGTGTTTCACCACTTCGCGCAATACATTATGAAATCCAGTACCAGCACAATGCTCACAGCGAGCCTTACTTGCCGCAGACCTGGAATAATCAGCAAAGGCAAAATTCACAAGGTAAGGAATGATCTGTAGCCGGGTTTCTTCACTCAATTTGTTCAATGTCGGGTTATCCAGTGCCATCGCGTAATTGAGCAGACCTTCAATCGCAAACTGAGGATCCTGAACACCAACTTTTGCCAGGAATAAGGCAAACCCAAGCGGTGCTTTCGACTGCACCATCCCCTGCGCAGCCATCACATCTGTAATTGTTAAACCACCCGAGCCTGTCGCCGGTGCGTCATCACTCAATTTTGGAGATTTTGGGGAGTAATATTTTGGTAAGGCTTCAAGATTCATGCTCGTTCTCCACTTACGCCAGTACGCCTATTGCCAGCGCACGATCGATAAAACGAAATATCAGCTCCAGTTGGGAGCCATACTTCTCTTCAAATGCCACGGTATCCGCATGCAGCTCGTCGTGATGCTTTCTGCACAAAGGCAACACAAAGAGGTCATGCGCTTTTGTTCCCATTCCACCCTGACCGTGACCTATCAGGTGGTGGGGATCATCAGCAGGCTTTCCACAACATGCACACGGCTGTGTCTTAACCCAGCGCGTGTACTTTTCATTAACCCAGCGGCGACGTTTTGGGCGTAACATAAAAGACTCCGGCGACTCCGGATCCACTTTCAGCGCCAGCACCTTTTTCGCCTTATCCTGGATGATGCTGGTGGCAGGAACCGAAGGCACAAGGTCACTTTCCCGGGTGACAGACGGCACAACAGGCTTCGGTAATCTCAGTGCCTTACGGGCTGCACTTTCCGGTAAGGCATCCGCCAGATCATTACGAATCAGCCACCAGCACAGTTCCGGCATTGTCACAACGTGACTGTCATCAAAACCGAGATCCCGACGCACAACAGACAACACCCAGCGGGCACAGTTATCCGTTGCCATTGATTCCAGCCGTTCCGTGAACTGATCGCGCAGCTGGTTATCGCAGTGCCAGCACAGACGGATTGCGCCCGGCGCGTGTCGCATTGTGGTCATGTTCTCGCTGTGCCAGTCGGAATAAGGCCACTGGCAGCCTTTTTCACGAAGTAAACAGCTTTCAAGACATTCCACGCCACCAGCACGACGGATCACTGCCTCATTGCGGAACACGGCCCGAACGGCAGGATCATCCGCCAGCGGTTGTGATGCAGCCGGAACGGCACCACTGGCGAAAGATGAATAACGTTCCGGCTCAGGCTCCAGCAGGACACGCCCCTGCATAAACAGGGGCATCAGCTCTGAACCTGGCCTGAACAATACGATCCCCATACGCGGGGCAATTTCAGGGGTCAGTAGTGCTCTCACGGTCACCTCAATGAACGGTATCGAGCAGCTTTAACAGCTCAGGGAATCGGGATTCGAAGAAGTGCGGCTGCGTCTCGCGCGGATTTGCGGGACTGGTGATGTTCTTGCCGAACATGCAGCCTTTCGCTGTCAGCGACCAGAATTTTTTGATGTTGTTAATCGCGGTACGGCTGTATCGTTCGCGCTGCTCGACGATCCCCAGCTTCACCATCTGGTGATATGCCTGATTAGCCGTCAGGCGGATACCATACTGTTTCAGCAGTGCACTCAGTGACAGCGTGGGGCGGCTTGAGCCATCAGGCGCGTCAGCAGGAGCATCAATGGCATAGCGCGGTGCCAGATTCGGTAAGCCAACAGCCTCCTGGAGTTTCTGACAGGCCCCAAGCACTGAAGAGTTAGACAGGTTTAACTCCCTGCGCATAAAGTCCAGCAGAATCACTCCAGCCTGCATCTTGTCAGCAGCCTGCCCGGATAATTTTTCCGGTGCGCTGGTTACCATGTCGAAAGTACGGATCACCTTAAGATGGAATGACGGGCTGATCCACATTGCATAGGCATACACCAGTTCTTTGCAGACATACGTCCCCTGGTTATTTCCGCCACGACTAACGTTAACTGGCTCTATATTGACCGAGTTGCAAATCTGCAACTCGCTTATTAAACGTTCGGTTTGCTCATTGCGGAGCCAGAATGCAGGCTTATGCTTATCCTGAGAACCGGCAGCCCTGTGCAGATCGTTCAGGCTGTAACGCCCATAAGCATCACGACGAACTTCAATACCATCAATGACCATCAGATTATTCATACTTCGTTTCTCCTCTTAATCAGGCGGCTGCACCCGCCGTTTTCTCGTACTTACTGATAGTGATCTCGACCTTCCCTTCCGGGATAACCGGCCCCCACTCCACCAGCATTCTTTTCACCTGGCTGTCGTCTTCCCACACCCCCGCGTGGGTCAGGGCGTCAAACAGCGCCTTGTTATAGTTGTCCAGATCGCGGATCCGGTTATCCGGAGGAAACAACACGATCTCCACTGAAGCAGGTGCCGACGTTGGTTTCGGCAGACGACGTAACTGCTCAACTATTGCTGCGCACGCCGCGCTCTGGAATTTTCGCCCCGCCGCGCTTATCAGGCTCTTACCAGCAAACGCCCCTTTGTTGGGGTGTCGCCAGTACGTGTTCACGCTGGGCGGAAAAGGCAGAATCAGCTTCATACTTTCAGGCCCCTCTCATGTAACCAGTGGGTTGCACGCAGCCTTGCGTTTTCCTCACCGGCAAGCAGTGAGCGGATAATCCCGACCGCCTCGCTGTCGTCGTCCTTCACCGCGTTATGAAGCGTTATCCCCCGGGCCACGCCACGCTTTATCGTGATGACGCCTTTTTTCTCCAGTGCGCGAAGATGCTCTACCGCTGCATTCACTGAACGGTATCCCAGCATGGTTGCCACCTCCTGATTGGTTGGCGGAAAGCCACGCTCTTTCTGGTAAGAAATCAGCATATCCAGCACCTGCTGCTGGCATTGAGTTAACGTCGTCATTACGCCCCCACGTAATTCCCTGACAGATACCACTCATCACTCGATACAGCGCGCTTGCTGCTTTTCCGTAAACACTGCTCACGACGCGCCAGAAAATTGTTTCGTTCTGGCTGGGAGTGGCTTTCACGGAATGCCGCCATCCACACGGTTGCAGCACGACGGTATAAGCCCCTGGACTCCAGTTCTTCAGCCTGGCGGGTCAGGCACAAAATCACCCGTGGATCGTTAGTGCCGACATAGAAATTGCGCACAGGTCTGGTTTCACGAACTGGTTGTGGTTCCGACTCCTGCGCTCTCTCAGTCAGGCGCGGGAAATGTCTGCGTGTATCTCCTTCACAACGGTGAGCCACACGCCCACTCTGACGTAACTTGCTTGCTGACTGCAGAACGCGCTGCCGTGAGTAACCTGCAAAAGCATCCGCAATGTCTCCGGAAGTACACCCCGGATGGGCTTCAATGAATTTCTGAACGTCATTCAAAAGACTCATGCTCACCCCCTGAATCCTGCCGGGATCTGGCTGTAGTCCACGTTGTCGTAACTGGCTTTGAAGTACGGGTCTTCGCGTTTTTCGGTGTACGTGCTGACGGACGGCGATAAGCGCAGGGAAAGCTCATCCCATTTTTCCCGCAGCTTCGACGGGCTGAGCACGTTACGGCACCAGAACGGATCGCGACTGACGCGGCTGTACATCTCGCAGATTTGTTTATGAGTACGACCATCCTGCACACACATCAGGCGAATTTCGTTTGCCCAGGCTGTCCAGTTCGGTTCTTTGGGACGAACCACCTCGCCGTCACATTCGGCGGCCTGCTCGTACAGGGCGATGATTTTTTTCCAGAGCCACTGTGCGCAGGTCAAATCATCCTGCGTTCCCCACTGGCGCTTTTTAGGGCTGAATACAACCGCATCAGGATGGCGAGTTAAAAACTCCTGTTCAGCCGTCTGCGTGTCCGGTTGCGAAGCGTCCGGACGAGAAGTTTTTTTATCTGACGGATCATGTTTTGATTTTACTGACGGATCCCCGCCAGATTCTGACGGGTGAAAACCCGCTTTTTTGCCAGATTTCGACGCATCAAATTTTGACGGGTCAGATTTTGATGCGTCAGATTTTGACGGGTCAGAATCTGACAGTTGAGAAAATGCCGCTGCCTGAAGCTTCGCAACGTTAAGCTGATAAACATTCGACGCATTGCGGTTACCCTGGCGACGCGCCTTACGCGTTAACCAGCCTTCTGCTTCCAGCCGTGCGATAGCCGTTCTGACGGTACTCATTCCCGCGCCAATCTGGCGGGCAATGGTTTCAATTGATGGCCAGCACACACCTTCGTCATTACTGAAATCAGCCAGGCGGGCCATAATTGCCACGCTGGATAATTTCATGCCTGACGCAGCGCAACCATCCCATACATAGCCGGTTAATTTAGTGCTCATGACCGACCTCTATTTCCCTGAATTTACAACGAAACTGTTCGAGCGGGCTGAAGCACTCATGCTCATAGCCTTCACGGAGGTAGATAACCCGTTGTGTTTCCGGCTCCCAACGAATGACTCTGACGGGCACTCCGTAGTGATCTTTGAACCAGCGGTTAACTTGTCGCAAAGGACTGTCTCCTTCTGCCGGTTGAAATCACCCACAGCCCACTCTGCAAAGCTGTGGGTTACAATTTCCCTGTCACCTAGTACATTTACTGCATAGCAATACTCCACCTTCGCTTTTCCACCCGGTACAGGAAGCGCAATCAGTTGCGAGCGACGGTAGTGTGTTGTTAAACTGTTCATGCGTTAGTTTCTCCACAGTCACGACACGCCACGGCGCCCGGAGCTGCACACTCGCGGGCGTCACTACTTTCTGAAACGCAAAAGATTTTGTAGACCAGTGCTGCATGCTCCTGCAGCTTCGAAATTGAGAGGTACAGCTCATCGTTAATTGCTGTCTTCTCATGCGGTTCCACTACACCGTCTTCAATTGCTGAACGAATCTGTTTTGAATAACTGCCGATCTGTTCAATGACTTCCAGCAGGCGTTGGTTGATATCGGCGTTGTCCACATCCTCGACGTCAGGAAGAGACACAAAGACGCCATTTGCAGACTGCGCCACAGCATCAGCAATGAAGTGAGTGCCACCAGCACGCTGTAAAACCATTGCCCATCCCAGCGGGAAAATCTGATCGCCATCTGCACGAAGGCGGTTGAATAAAGCGTTTTCTGTTACATCGAGCCAGTCAGCCGCTTCAGCATAACCACCCGGCAACGCCGCGATAGTTTTTCTGACAGCTTTCACGTACCACTCAGGCTGTTTTTCTATTTTCCAGTGATGCTTACCCACGGTTAGCCTCATCGTTCTGTGGTTAAAAATTGAAAGTGTTCTGCTAATCTTTCGGATAGATATCCGGTCTTAAGTCAGATTTCGTAATTGCACCTGACGTGCATTGCTCAAGTTTTTTAGCCAGCACAAAACTGGCTTTTTTATAGCCATTGAAAACCAGCCGTAAGTAGCCAGGTGTTGAGCCAACTTTTCCGGCCAACTCGCCCTGCTGTTCTTTGGTTAAAGAGTCCCAATACGCTTTCATACAATATGTACCTCCGGTGTACATATTACATGATTGAAATGAACCTTCAAGATACTTGTACCTTAACGGTACAAGGGTTTTAATTTCGTTATGAAAACAATCCATGACATCCGGCGGTCTAACGCCAGAAAACTGAGAGATGGTGTTGGCGGGAATTCTTCCTTTGCCACTATGATTGATCGCGAGCCAACCCAGACCAGCAGGTTTATGGGAGATGGTGCTACTAAAAATATCGGTGACAGCATGGCACGACACATCGAAAAATGTTTCGACCTGCCTGTCGGATGGCTCGATCAAGAACACCAGACAACGAACATCACAAAAAAACCTGATGTTTCAATCACTAATAAACAAATCACATTAGTCCCTGTCATATCATGGGTACAGGCCGGAGCATGGAAAGAAGTTGGATATTCTGAGGTTGATTTGAGCACAGCAGAAACGTATCCCTGCCCTGTACCCTGTGGGGAAATGACTTATATCTTGCGGGTGATAGGTGATTCAATGATTGATGAGTACCGCCCGGGAGACATGATTTTTGTCGATCCTGAAGTACCTGCCTGCCACGGTGACGACGTTATTGCATTGATGCACGATACAGGCGAAACCACCTTCAAAAGGTTGATAGAAGATGGGACACAGCGTTATCTCAAAGCGTTAAACCCAAACTGGCCTGAGCCTTACATTAAGATCAACGGTAATTGCTCTATAATTGGTACAGTGATTTTCTCAGGAAAACCAAGAAGATACAAAATCAAAGCCTAATCAATGTTTATGAACCTGCTTCGGCAGGTTTTTTTATACTTGACAATGTACCTTTGAGATACATAATGTACCCAAGCGAAACAACGAACAGGCAGGACGCCCACGAAGTAGCCGCCTGGGGCATATGAAGTCCAGGATGATTCGTTAGCAACAAAAAAGCGCCCTACAGGACGCTTAGCTCTTTAACAATCTGGTCCCCATCAACAAGTAACTGATAACTTGAGGAGATGTGAAATGCACAAAACAGAACCCAAAATCGTCGCGCCTGGCTACACAGATGAGGAAATTTATGAGTGGATGACAAAGAAGCTGGCAGCTATAAACCAGCTTCGTGAAGTGCTGTCTTATCGACAGGAAACAATAGACTCCTTAAAAAAACTGGATCAGGAAATCACGGTTTTATCACAGGATGTTACTTTAGATATTGTGCAGACAAATTAGGATCCCATTCATTTTCGTCAAAATCATCAAAGTGATGAATTTGTGATCTCCAGTCTCGATAATCTAAAAATTTCTGGGCGGTTACGCTTATTTTATCAAGTGTGAGTTCATCCTGAATTGAAAGAAGAAGTTCATCAAATTTCATCTCATTAATCTGTTTTGGCATCCAGTGATGCTTCATCAGAATAAGGTGAACCAGAGCCTTTTTCCCATTCAACTGATTATAGGGAGTGCCGAATTTCTTCCGGTGCTCATGTAAGACAAGGTCCAAAAGAGTAAGTAATGTTGCCCTTGATTCAACTTTGCTTATTTCGACTGATGACACTACCCCACTGATTTCAATGCCCCGATACTTTCCAACATTTTCACAGTGGGATTTGTACAGCGTATAGATATTACCGGACATTTCTTTTCCTTTTGCGTTGTTGGGGATAACCAGATTAACCGAATCCTTGTTGTTGGGGAATAACTAGGTCCACCTCGCCTGATGTGGCTAAAAGCAGGCACATAACAGCTAAGTATTTTCAACCAGAGAGAATCCTTAGCGTTGTGGTGAATGCGGCTCAGCGCACGCGGGTTAAGGTTGAGGCTGACAGTCGACCTTCTGTGGATACCCACCCGCCTGGTGTGCAACCTTCGCCAGGCACCGGGAGGCACCCGGCACCACAACTTTATGCTGTGTGTAGTCCTGGCGGTACCAGTTTGTACCCTTGCTTCCGGCTGGTACAGTCCTTTTTACAAAACAGAGAAGAGCATCACCGGACGACGGGCTCATAAACCAATCCATCCGGGCGGCTGCCACCGCAGGTGTTCTTCTCTGTTTTGTGGAGAAACTAACCGCCCCTACGGGGGCATTTATGGAAATGTAATTGACTCAATAATCGCCGGACGGTGAGGGCTTCCTTTTACCCGAATTCAGCGCGGTGCAGCGCATATACGTGGAGAACAAAATGTCATTTATTAAAACTTTTTCCGGGAAGCATTTTTATTATGACAGGATAAATAAAGACGACATCGTTATTAACGATATCGCGGTTTCCCTTTCAAATATCTGTCGCTTTGCAGGACATCTTTCACACTTCTACAGTGTCGCCCAACATGCGGTGCTTTGCAGCCAGCTGGTGCCGCAGGAATTTGCTTTTGAAGCTTTAATGCATGATGCAACAGAAGCATATTGCCAGGACATCCCCGCACAACTGAAACGACTTCTTCCTGACTATAAACGGATGGAAGAAAAAATAGACGCCGTAATCCGTGAGAAATACGGGTTACCTCCTGTTATGAGCACGCCAGTGAAATATGCCGATCTCATTATGCTGGCAACCGAACGCCGCGATCTCGGGCTTGATGATGGCTCTTTCTGGCCTGTGCTGGAAGGTATCCCGGCAACAGAGATGTTCAACGTGATTCCACTGGCTCCAGGCCATGCCTACGGGATGTTTATGGAACGCTTTAACGAATTATCGGAGTTACGCAAATGCGCATGAATGTTTTCGAAATGGAAGGGTTTCTTCGTGGGAGATGTGTACCGCGAGATCTGAAAGTGAATGAAACGGATGCTGAATACCTGGTGCGTAAATTCGATGCGCTTGAAGCTAAATGTGCAGCACAGGAAAACAAAGTAATACCAGTGTCAACTGAACTGCCACCAGCAAATGAAAGTGTTTTGTTATTCGATGCTAACGGAGAAGGCTGGCTAATTGGCTGGCGTTCTCTCTGGTACACCTGGGGACAAAAAGAAACCGGAGAATGGCAGTGGACATTTCAGGTCGGGGACCTTGAAAACGTCAATATCACTCACTGGGCAGTAATGCCAAAAGCACCGGAGGCTGGAGCATAATGACCACTTTTACCGACAAAGAACTGATTAAAGAAATTAAAGAGCGTATCAGCAGCCTTGACGTGCGAGACGATATTGAGCGCCGTGCTTATGAAATCGCACTCCTATCTCTGGAAGTAGAACCAGATGAACGCGAAGCTTATGAATTATTCATGGAAAAGCGTTTTGGTGACTTAGTAGATCGTCGGAGAGCAAAAAACGGCGATAACGAATACATGGCATGGGATATGACTCTCGGTTGGATCGTCTGGCAGCAACGAGCTGGTATCCATTTCTCAACAATGTCACAGCAAGAGGTGAAATAATGGAGCCATACAGCCTCACACTCGATGAGGCCTGTCATTTTCTCAAGATATCCAGACCGACTGCCATTAACTGGATACGCACAGGGCGTCTTCAGGCAACACGCAAAGATCCCACTAAGAATAAATCTCCTTACCTCACAACACGACAAGCCTGCATTGCGGCTCTTCAGTCTCCGCTGCATACTGTCCAGGTGAGCGCGGGTGATGGCATAACAGAGGAAAGAAAATGTCACTCTTCCGCAGAGGTGAAATATGGTACGCCAGTTTCACATTGCCGAACGGTAAAAGATTTAAACAGTCTCTTGGAACAAAGGACAAAAGGCAGGCGACAGAACTCCATGACAAGCTAAAGGCTGAAGCATGGCGGGTCAGCAAACTTGGTGAAATACCTGATATAACGTTCGAGGAAGCGTGTGTCAGGTGGCTTGAAGAGAAAGCACATAAAAAATCACTGGACGATGACAAAAGCCGGATCGGATTCTGGCTTCAACATTTCGCAGGAATGCAACTAAGAGACATTACTGAATCAAAAATTTATTCAGCAATGCAGAAAATGACGAACCGGCGTCATGAGGAAAACTGGAAACTCAGGGCAGAAGCATGCAGAAAAAAAGGGAAACCTGTTCCAGAATACACGCCAAAACCAGCGTCCGTTGCAACGAAGGCTACGCATCTTTCATTTATAAAGGCCCTACTAAGAGCCGCAGAGCGTGAATGGAAAATGCTGGATAAGGCACCAATTATTAAAGTGCCTCAACCAAAGAATAAACGGATCCGCTGGCTGGAGCCCCATGAAGCACAAAGGCTGATTGATGAATGTCCGGAGCCATTAAAGTCTGTTGTTGAATTTGCACTGGCAACAGGCTTAAGACGCTCGAACATCATCAACCTTGAATGGCAACAAATAGATATGCAGCGCCGGGTGGCATGGATAAACCCGGAAGAGAGTAAATCAAACCGCGCAATTGGCGTTGCGCTGAATGATACTGCATGTCGCGTATTGAAAAAACAAATCGGGAATCATCACCGTTGGGTATTTGTGTACAAGGAAAGCTGTACCAAACCAGACGGAACGAAAGCGCCAACAGTAAGGAAGATGCGGTATGACGCAAACACAGCCTGGAAAGCGGCGCTGAGACGGGCTGGTATTGATGATTTCAGATTTCACGACTTGAGACACACCTGGGCAAGTTGGCTGGTTCAAGCCGGAGTCCCGTTGTCAGTGTTACAGGAAATGGGAGGCTGGGAGTCTATCGAAATGGTTCGTCGATATGCTCACCTTGCACCTAATCACCTTACCGAACACGCACGGCAAATAGACTCGATCCTGAACCCATCGGTCCCAAATTTGTCCCAGTCAAAAAATAAGGAAGGTACTAATGATGTGTAACTTATTGATTTTAATGGTGCCGATAATAGGAGTCGAACCTACGACCTTCGCATTACGAATGCGCTGCTCTACCAACTGAGCTATATCGGCCCTGAAAGGACATGTTCACGAACGTGAATCACGGTGGACAAGGTTAAAACTAACCGGGCGATGCGTCAATGGCCTTGTGAATCAAATGGCTACTTTTGCATCACCCGGTTTTATTTACGCACGAATGGTGTAATCACCAATGCCGATCCACTTGTAAGTGGTCAGTGCTTCCAGCCCCATTGGGCCACGCGCGTGGAGTTTTTGTGTGCTTACCGCCACTTCCGCACCCAGACCAAACTGGCCGCCGTCGGTAAAACGCGTAGAGGCGTTAACGTAAACAGCGGACGAATCCACTTCGTTAACAAAACGCTGGGCGTTGCGCATATCGCGGGTCAGGATCGCATCGGAGTGTTGTGTGCCGTGTTCACGAATATGGGCGATGGCATCGTCAAGATCGCTGACGATTTTGACGTTCAAATCTAATGACAGAAACTCATCGTCATACTCTTCGGCTTTAACAGCAACCACCTTCGCAGGGCCTGCCTGCAACTGCGCCAGTGCAGCTGCATCTGCGTGTAATGTCACGCCGCTTTCCGCCATTTGTTTGCTTAATGCGGGCAGGAAGCTATCGGCGATGTTTTTATTCACCAGCAACGTTTCAACCGTATTACATGTGCTCGGACGCTGAGTTTTCGCGTTGACGATCACTTTTAATGCTTCAGCGATCTCTACACTTTCATCAACGTAAATATGGCATACGCCTATACCACCTGTGATCACCGGGATTGTCGACTGTTCACGGCACAGTTTATGCAAACCAGCGCCACCACGCGGGATCAGCATGTCGATGTATTTATCCATACGCAGCATTTCACTGACCAGCGCACGGTCAGGATTATCAATCGCCTGCACGGCACCCGCCGGTAAGCCGCAGGATTTCAGGGCGTCCTGAATCACCGCCACCGTTGCAGCGTTAGTGCGACACGTTTCTTTGCCACCGCGCAGGATCACCGCATTACCGGTTTTCAGGCACAGCGAAGCGACATCAACCGTCACGTTCGGGCGCGCTTCATAAATCACGCCAATAACCCCCAGCGGTACGCGACGACGCTCAAGACGCAGGCCGCTGTCCAGTACGCCGCCATCGATTACCTGCCCCACCGGATCGGCGAGGTTGCACACCTGACGTACATCGTCGGCAATGCCTTTCAGCCGTGCGGGCGTCAGTGCCAGACGGTCAAGCATCGCTTCGCTAAGGCCATTGGCTCGCGCGTCAGCAACATCCTGGGCGTTAGCGTTGAGGATGATTTCGCTTTGTGCTTCCAGTTCATCGGCGATTTTTTCCAGCACGCGATTTTTTTCGCGGCTGGAGAGTTGCGCTAATTTATACGAGGCTTGCTTCGCGGCAATGCCCATTTGTTCCAGCAT